GGCTTCGGCGTGAGCTTCAACTCTTCGCAGATGATCGCGTCGAGACCCTGATCGTGCAGCATCTGCGGAATCTTGTAGATGCTGTCCGCGTCCCACACCGAAATAACGGCGTCTTCCGGCACGTTCGAGAACATGGAGATTTTCGCGCGCTCGTCGTCCGGAATGCGGCGGTCGGCGCGGCACAGCAGCACGTGCGGCGAGATACCGATTTCGCGCAGCTTCTGCACGCTGTGTTGCGTGGGCTTGGTCTTCAGTTCGCCGGCGGTGGCGACCCAGGGCACCAGCGTGAGGTGCACGAAGCACGCGCTGTTGCGGCCCATGCGCAGACTCATCTGACGCGCGGCTTCGAGGAACGGCAGCGATTCGATATCGCCCACCGTGCCGCCGACTTCGACGATCGCGACGTCCGGCTCGCCGCAGGTAGCGGAAGCTGCCCCACGCTCGATGAACGCCTGGATTTCATTCGTGATGTGCGGAATGACCTGCACCGTCTTGCCGAGATAATCGCCGCGGCGTTCCTTGCGGATCACCGATTCGTAAATCTGGCCCGTGGTGAAGTTATTGGCCTTGCGCATCTTCGTGCTGATGAAGCGCTCATAGTGGCCGAGGTCGAGGTCGGTTTCCGCTCCGTCTTCCGTCACGAACACTTCGCCGTGTTGGAACGGGCTCATCGTGCCGGGGTCGACGTTGATGTAGGGATCGAGCTTGAGAAGAGTGACTTTGAGACCGCGCGATTCGAGGATCGCGGCGAGGGAAGCGGCGGCAATACCCTTGCCGAGGGAAGATACTACGCCGCCGGTGACGAAAACATATTTGGTCATCGCTGGATGCTCGCGGGAAAAACGGATTATACCGTAAAGCAGGGTCTCAACCCCAGCAAAATGCGAGCGCCCGCGGCAGGCCGATGCGCCGCGCGAGCCACGGCGATCGACGCGCGCCGCCTCAGCCGCGCTCGCTCAGTTCGCGCAACATCCGCTGCACCGCGCGCGCGGTTTCGATCGGCTTTTCCATCGGAAACAGATGGCTGCCCTCGATCCATTCGATGTGGCCGCCCGTCGCCCGGCGCGTCGCGCTCAAGCCGACCTGGCGGACTTCCTTCGAGCGCGTGCCGCCGATGAAACCGACCGGCACGGGCGCGCCGCGCGCGAGCCGCGCACCGAGCGTGTGCGGCAAGGTCCGGTAGATCTGATATTCGATCCGGCGATCGAACGCGAGACTGCGCGAGCCGTCGTGCGAGACCTGCGGAATGCCGAACTCGATGTAGTCGGACAGCATGCGGTCGTCCCAACGCGCGAACGCGGGCTTCGAATGGAAATGCCGCCATGCCTCGTCGCGGCTCGCCCAGTGCGTGCGGCGCGTGCGGGTCGCGGCCGCGGGCGACAGCCGCTCGTCGAGCCCGGTGAATTGCGACACGCGCAGGATGCTGCTGCGCCAGCCGGCGACCACCGGCGAATCGAGCATCACGACGCCTCTCACCCACTGCGGCTTTTTCAGCGCGGCCATGAGCGACAGATAACCGCCAAGCGAATGGCCGACGAGCCACACAGGCTGCTCATACGTGCGGCCGATGTCGTCGATCAATTGCTCGACGAGATGCGGCCAATCCTGCGTCACCGGAAAGCGCGGATCGTGTGCGATGCGTTCGATGTAGCGCACGTCGTAGTCGTCGGAGAGTTCGGCGAAAATCGTCCGGTAAGTCGAGGCCGGAAAGCCGTTCGCGTGCGAAAAATGAATGATGTTTTTCAACTGCGGTTATCTCCGTTCTGTTTTCGTTTTCGCGCGGCGGGTGAAGCGGTGCGGTATCTGGAAGGTATGCCGCAGTGTTCGCGGGTGCGCTCGTGGCGGCGCTTGTTGTCTGGCTGTGTGGCTGTGTGGCTGTGTGGCGGAACTGCCCATTTTCAGCCTCTCCTTTTGCGATGCGCCGATGTCCGCTGACACGATCCGCGAACGTCGAGCGAACGTTGAGCGAACGTTGAGCGAACGTTGAGCGAGCATTCATCGATCCATCCAGTAGCGCCGCTGCGTGTCGCGATAACGCTCGACCGTGAGCGCGGCGTCTGGCGCATGCGGAGCGTCGCGCGCGGCGAAGTAAGGATCGACAAGCACGCGCACCGCGCCGTCCGAATCGCTCCTGCCCAACTCGATGTGCCGCGCCGAATAGCGCGCCAGCACGCCCGCACTGGGATGATGAAACCGGTTGCGATAGCCTACGGGGGAGGAATTCACCAAAAACCGCCGTAACTATTTGATTTTTAAACGATAGTCTTGCGCCGGTCAGCTACAGGATTATCGCCATTTTCAACCGTTTTCGAAGGGTTTAGTTAGAGTGTGGGCACAAATTGGTCACACGCGCCGTGAGCAGCACATCCAGCGATCAATCGACCCGTCCCCAGGCCTCAACGACTTCGCTAAACACTACAGGCACTACCTCATGGCCTGTAAGCGAGACCTCCGTGTCGTCATTCGGGTACTCCATAAGACCCGAGCTGCGCAACATGCCGAGCAGTTGCCGGTTGTGCTGGCCGGTTGATGCGACCTCGGCTAACACCTCCGATTCAATCTGATGCAGTAGGCGCCACGTCAAAACGCTGGCCGCACGGTGACGACGCACGACAACGGGCACCATCTCTTTTATCGCGGCCTCTGCCCTGTCCAATCCTGCGCTGAAATCACTCATTTGTGATCCTCGATCGAGTTGGGGGGAGGAGCGCCGGGCGCTTCAACGATGTGCACTCAACGCATTGATCAATTCCCGGGCGAACTCGACCTCCCTCTTGAGGGTCGCTGCGGCACTGTCTGGTGATACTTGAGTCATGGCGGCGGCGACGTGTTCGAGCGTGACGTTGGCGCGGTCGAGCGCGCCCCATAGCGCGGCGATTTGCTTTCTGAGGCCGTCGATGATCGCCGTATCTCTGGCTTCGATCTGCGCGAGGATCGCCGGACCGCTCTCCGCTCGCGGATCATGCTGCAGTCGGTAGACCACCTCGCCATTTACCGTCAACCCAGCCTTCTCAGCAGCGCGCTCCACCTCAGCGTGAACGCTTCGAGGGATTCGGAATGATGTCTTCAGGATCGGATCGTCGGCCATGCCGGCGATTCTATGCGGGCGGCAAATAGGGCGCTACCATCGCCGTTAAAGCCGTACAATTGCCACCTCAAAAGCCCCTTCTTCGCCGGATTGTTAAACACACTACGCCCGTAGAATGCCTCCATGCCGAACCAAAGGAGGACGCATGGACATAAACGAAGGTGCAACTGGCGCAGCCCGCAGGACGATCGCGGCCGTCGACAGCATCAACACGAACTCGGTCCAGCTTGAGGCATTGCTGGTCACAATAATGCATGCCGCACGCACGCCGGATGGTTTCCCATCTACTTACCTCGAGAACGTCTGTTGGCTCGCGTCAGAGATCGCCCTTAACATCAGGAGATCGGCGGACGAATTGCGGTAGACTGCGCCCCATCCTGGAACACGCAGACTATGAGCAAGCCAGACCCCCAGATCCAGACCCTTGTTCGGGCAGCAGGCGCAGTGTCCGTCGCCTCCATCCTTTGGATGCTGTCAGGCAAGCAACTCGCGCCGGAAACGTGGATGCTGAGCGGCGCCGGCATCCTCCTGTGGGTATGGAGCGAATGGGACTGGTGGCGCCAAGGAAAGAGCAAATGAAAAACAGAAACTTCGGGCTGGATGTGGTGCGCATGTTCGCCATCCTGCCGGTGCTCGCCGTGCACTACTCTGCGTTCGCTATCAAGGACGTGCCGCAGCTGATCTACGTCACAGGTGATCTCGGCGTCGAGATCTTCTTCGCGCTGAGCGGATTCCTGATCGGCGGCATTATCCTGCGCGACTTCGAACGGGGCTTCTCCTGGCGTGTCACCTTGAATTTCTACGTGCGCCGGTGGATGCGAACCCTGCCGCTCTACTACGTCTTTTTCGTAGCTTCGGCGTTCGTCACCATCTACGGGCTCACGCTAGATAAGGTCTGGTCCGCGAAGTGCCTCGCTTACCTTTTGTTCCTGCAAAACCTCGCGTGGCCAATGCTGGCTCAGTGGTATCACGAGAGCTGGTCGCTGGCCATCGAAGAGTGGTTCTATTTGATCTTCCCGGCCATGTTCGCGGTGCTCGTCGGCGTGCCGGCGCGTGCGCGCATTCTGGTTATCGCCTTGACGCTCATCGTCGTTCCGCTCGCGCTGCGCGTATGGTTCTACGATCCGGCTGCGGACTTTGACCTGTATGTGCGCCGCATTGTCGCGCTGAGGCTGGACGCGATAGCCTTTGGGATTCTGGCTATATGGGCCGTCAGGACGTTTCCGGCCGGCATGCGCTACTGGAAGAACGTGATCGGCCTTGCGGGCGCGGCCGGCGTGTTCGTAACCATCGAGATACTGATGGGCAGGATTGACGTCGGCGTTTTCTTCCTGCGAACCTTCTCTTTCTCGCTCGCCTCGGCATCCTTCGCGGCTATTGTCGTTTGGGCGTATTTCCAGTCATGGAAGCACCTTGAGGCCGGCGGGGAATCGAGGGTTATCGGCTGGTTCAGCACCAGGAGCTACGCCCTGTACTTGTGCCACGGCAGCGTCGTGCGGACCATGCTCAGGCATGGATGGTTCGCCGAACGCCCGGTCGTCTCGTTCTTGATTTTCGCGACCGCGACGTTGGTATTGGCAGAGGCGGCGCACCGGCTCATCGAGCAACCGTTCATGCACCGCCGTCCGCGTGAGCTACTCGTTAATGAATCCGCAGTGCCGCCAGGAAACCTGTCGCAGTCACCGCACCTCCGCTGAAGACCGCCTCGCCCGTCAGGTAAATGGTCTTCGCGGACGACAATGCCAACAGGTACATCGGCGCATTGGCCGTAGCCGCGCCCGTCGCGGTGATCGAACCGTTACTTTGGAAGTAGGTGCCCAAAGCGGGGAGCGCCCCCGTTGTCTGGCTTACACCGGCCAGCCAGATGTTCATGGTAGCGCCCGTTCCCACCGTGTAAGTCGCCGATCCCCATACCAGATAAACACCAGCTGTCAGGTTGATGCTCGTCAGGTTCTGCACCGTGGTCGTCGTCATACTGACCGACGAGAACGTCGCGCTCGGCACTTCGCCGATCGTGCCAGCAGAAGCGGCCGTTCCGGTCGTGTTACCCGCGATGCCGGTGGCGGTCAGCGTTCCGGTCAACGTCATGTTGCCGGCGTCGTCCATCGACATCGGTGTGGCGCTGTTCGCGCTGTTGACGATCTGAAATGCACCATTGAACGCCCGAATATATTTATTCGGCGTGGTAGCCCCGTTGCCGCTCAAAAATATCTGTGCACCAGACCCGGTATTGCCGCTCGCGTTGATTGCGAGCGAGCTCCCGGCCGTCCCCGAGTTCGTCAACGTGACAGCGCCCGTAGAGCGCGTTATCGTAAAAGGATTACCGATGAAAGACCCGCTGTCGCTGAAACTTGAAACCGTCAAGTTGCTGCCAGCATTGGATCCGCTTTCCGCGGCCCCATCGTTCTGAATGAACCACCGGGGTGAGCTGTTGTTTAGCCAAATAAAAGCGCGTTGAGTCGCCGCCGACGGGTATGACAATGCAACGTTGCCCGTGAAAACTGCCCCTGTCAGCGCCGCAGCACCGGTCACGTTCGCGACCGGTACATTCCCCCACGCGGGCGCGGTCGATGCCCCTGTCGAAATGATCGCCTGACCTGAACTCGACCCGGCGGGATTGAGCAACTGCACCGGGTTGAGCGTGGCTCCGAATGAGGAAACAGCAGCGCATGCCAGCGCGATAGCGATGAGGATTCTTTTCATGGTCATTTACCGTCAGGAATTACGGCGTCGTCGCCGATAGTTGATGTGAGAGCCTTGTCGCAGTGGCCGCGGTTGATCCAGTTCAACGCCTTGCAGAGGACGCATCCCCATCGGCGGCCGGCGTTGCGCGCCTTTGCCGCGCGTTCACTGATCGTTTCGTTTGGCGAACCAGCCGCGAGCGTGTTGAGCGCCTGGTCTAGCAGGATCAGCCAGTTCATCAGGTAGCGAAGAAGCAGGTTCATTGAGGCGCTCCCGGCGTGGATTGAGCGAGCAACTCCGTCTTGCGATCGCTCGACTGGCTGCTGCCGAAGTAGTAAGCGACGACCGCAGACCACGATGCACCTAGCGCGCCGAGCATCAGCATGAGCGCGTCATGCGCCTCCTTCTGGATCGGATAGAACATCATCAGCCCGAGGCAGCCGAAGAAGCCGAGTGTCACGAACACAGCAAGGAACGGCGCGGTCATGCTCTTGGTGCTGATCTGCATGGCGCGCGCGCTGGCGCGGTCCTGAACTGCCAGAGAAGCAAGCGTCTCTGTGTTCTTGAACCCTGCCTGCGCCATTGCGAGCGCGTAGTCCTGATCTTTTGCCCTCATAGCCGCGAGCTGCTCGGGCGTCGCACCACTGATCGCTGCGGCGAGTGACGCCTGACGATCGTCGGTCGATGCATCGGGCTTTGGCGTGATGCCGAATACGCTTTCTAAAGCCACGACAGCCCCGCCAGCCAGCGGGCCTCCCAACGCAGTAGCTATCGTTGGGGCGAGAGTCTTGACGACGTTCAGTGCTGAATCCCATGCGCTCATGACGCACCTCGAATCAGGTTGTTAGCGATACGGTTCGACCAGCCATGACCGAATTGAGGCCAGGTGGAAAGGTTGCCGAGATACTGGAGGCGATAAGCAGCGAAGCGCATGATGATCTTCATAGGGTCTGCTGCCCGCACCGCGGCCACAGTGATAGACCCGATCACGCCGTCAGCAGTGACGCCGGCCGCCTGCTGCAACCACTGCGCGGGTTTCCCGCCGTTGTATGCAGCATCGAACACCTGAAAGCCTATGCGCGGGTCGAACTGGTCGCACTGGTACGCATCCCAATAATTCTTTTTCGCGATGGCTTTGGCAGTCTCGATGGGAAGGTCTTTCATGTCGCCCGTATAACCCCATGCGCGCGCAACACGTTCAGTCACGCCCCAGCGCGTTGCGCCGCCAGGATCGGCCGGATTGTCAACGTATCCGCCTTCGTTTCCGAGAAGCGCCGAGAAAGCGTCATCAAAAGCACTCATGACCGCTCCTTGAAAAATTTGCGCCATCCCCAGATGAGTTGCGACAGAATCAGGAGTACGGTAAGCACCGTGACTACATGCGCGGAATTGGGATCGGTTAGCCACAGCCACCATGAACTCGTAATTCCGGCCGCGCTCGTCACCCCATTGGCGCTTGCTGCTATCGCTTCTTTATTCATGCTTACCCCGTTTATGGCGTGAAGAACTGGTTCAGATACCAGTTATTGGCATATCTGAAAAACTTGTAGATCGAAGAAGCCGCTGCGGGTTGATTTACGGTGTTATGTATGAGAATCCCGGAGCCGACGACGTAGGTCGTATTCCCATTGCCAGACTGAATAGCCAACTCCTGACCATCGAAGCCACCGACAAGATATGAAACGTTGGTCGCCCCTCCATTAATGATCGTTGCGGAGTCAAGACCCATGACAAGCGGCGTTGCACCGCTGATGGCGGGAAGTGCAGTTGGGTGCTTATTGCCCTTGTACGACCATCCGACATAATTCGCGCCGGGGCCGGAGACCTGAAAGGCATTCCCGTTGGCACCTGCTAGCTGCGTCCAGTCGTTGTTGTTGAACTCGCAGTTCAGGAACGTCAGATTGTTACGGAATCCGATATTTAAACCGAACAAGGTATTCGCTGGAGAATTGAAATCAACAACACGATTGCCATTGATCTTGATGTTTTCGTACAGAGCGGTCGGGAGTGATCCAGTCAGCGTTGCGTCTACCCAAATTCCATCTTGCGAACCAGTGCCTGCCAGGTTGCACGAGTCGATGATGTTATCCACCACCGTAGCGTTCACCAGGTTGCCGCCAACGTCAGTTCCAAGCTTGATGCCCTGCTGAGCGGCAAAGCGGATGTAGTTGTTGCTGACGATGTGGTTCGAGCTGACATCAATGCCAAAGAGACCGGCATAGATCACAACGTTCGAATCAAAAACGAGACCTTCGTTGACCCGCGTACCATCCTGGCCTAGACCGATGCCGTCCTGCTTTGCGTTGCGATTGTCGAAACAGATATTTTCGGCAACTGTGATGTACTGATCGCCAGCACCCACCACGATCATGAATCCGTTCTCGGCCGCATTGCTGACAACGTGCGTCGGCGGAACGGCGCGATTCACATAGTTGCCCTCGATCGAAACATACTGCGCAACCGTGAAATTGCTCGTGTTGGAGTTGTAGCCGGTCTGGATTGCACTTGATCCGCAGCTAATGATCGAGTTCTCATCAATCTGTCCATTGGTCGAGCAATACGCCGTAATTGCGCCCCACCCAATGTTTTCCAGACGATTCCGATTGATACGAAAATTCGAGACAGAGCCGGTAGCGGGATTGAGAATGATCCCGTTATAGATGAAGTTGCGGATATAGCAGTTTTCGACGAACACGCCGGATACCGCAACGGTGTTGGACACAGCGCCGAACGCCTGCGAAGCATTGTTCGCGATGTTGCCGTCCATGCCGAGGTCGCGGATGCCGCAATTGTTATTGTTCAGGATGAAGACGGCATTAGGGTTGTAGCCGTTGAATCCTGTGGCGTTCGCCGGGACCGTAATCGTTGTTGCGTACATCGAGTCGCCGCGGATCGTCACGTTCGCCGGCACGACGATTGACGACGCAACCAGGGTCGTACTTGCCGGAATGAAAACGACGCCGCCGCCCTTGGACGAAGCATATGCGGCAGCCGCGCGAATCGCTGCGGCATCGTCCGTCACACCATCGCATTTAGCCCCGAATCGCGGGTCTGTCACATCGATGAAGTGATTGATGCGGTTATACAGGGCGCTTCCTGCGGCCACTGACGAATCCGCAACCGACCCATCATTCGGCGTACCGATTGCAATGGTCGTCCCGATCTTGATGTTCACTTCCTGCACGCCAACCGGGATAGGTGCCTTGAACGTCAGGGCCGTTCCGACCAGCGACAAAACCTGGTCGTCTGCCTGATAGGCAGCGTCGAAATAGATCCATGTGTTTGCAATCGCCCCCGGAGCTAACGGAAGCGTCAGACTTGATGTAACGCCGGGCGTGAAATCCGTTCCGCTGACGAACTTGGCATCGGTGATATTGCCGATCAGGCCAGAGTTTGAATCCTCCGTCACCTGATCCCAGATCGTGACGCCGGATGCATCCTTGACGATCTGCCGATAAACGCCCGATCCCCAGATCAGCGCCTGACCGCGGCTATCGAGCATCACCGGATTCGTATTCGCGATAGTGCCGGCCGCGTCCTGATATGTCGGCTTGGGGTTCAGCGTTCCAGGGAAATAGAACCCAACTGTGCCGCTGGCAAGTGGAAGCCCGTTGGCGTCGATGAACTGACTTTTTGCGTTAGGCAGGATTTGCATGTGGGCCTCAAAACAAAAAGGCCACCTCGTGGGGCGGCCTATAATGAAAAAAGCCCTCACGGGGAGGGCTTGGGGATCAAATGAAAACGGTTAAATGGCTACTTCAGGCAGCAGCGCTTGTGCTTGTGATCTGCACTCAGGCATGGATTCCTTTGATGATCTATGCAGCAGTGACGGACGACAGAGAAAGCGGATGGGTTTGGAGATGGCTAGCCGATGTGGTCTGGCCTATCGACCGCGTTTTGAGTTCGATCGCATCGCCTCGATAAGCTGATTCGCCTCGCCCTCGAGCCGCTTTGATGCGAGCCCGGCGGCAAGCTTGTTGCCGGCCCATGCGCCCGCCCCAGCACCTGCACTAGCTGCCGCGCCGCCGCTAACTGCACCTCCAAGGCCGCCGCCCAGCGACGCTCCGATCTTGCCTGCGTGTTTCTCGACAAGGCTCGCTTTGCTTAGGCGTTGCGTCTGAAGGCCTGCGCCCTCATACGAGTGAACGCCTGGCATGATCTGGCCACCGTAGTTCAGTGTATGGAACTTCTCCACTTCATCGGGCGGGAAGGTTTGCAAGATCTTCTGCCCGACAACGGAGTTCAGCGTCTTATTGACGCTGTTCTGATTCCACACGCCCGCCTTCCCCGCCCCCTGCTCGTAGACTTCGCGTGCTAATGCACCAGACATTTCATTTTTTGCTGCCTGCGCTGCCTGCTGCAATTCCTGAGGAATCGGTGGAGCGCCATCAGGAGCGCCCGCTATACGCCCCTTCGACAGGTCGTCGAACGTGTTGTAGATATGCCGCCATTGGTCGATCGGCATATTGTTCAAACGGCTCGGGATCTGCTCAACGGCGGCACCCGACTTCACACCGTTAGCGTCTGCATCGCCGAAGATCTGCTTGAATCCACGAGCTCCCATGATGGTCTGCTGCGCCTGGTGGATGGCATCGCCCAACTTGTACGCATCCGATCCGGCCGCCGATGCAATGTCTTGATCAATTGCACGATTGATCGCGCCGATTGTTCGTGCGTTGGCTTCGTTCCAGTCTGCGTTGTTTGACTTGCGGACCGCGTCCCATGCCGCCACACTTCCTGGCGACGTCACTTCGCCTGTGATGGGATCGCGAAAGCCGGTGTTGCGTGCCAGATCCATCAACTGCGTAATGCCCGACACAACGCGGGAATTGCCTCCGCGCTCTGCTTCAGCGACGAATTGCGGGTCGCTCAGCAGCGCGTCGACGTGGCTCGTCTGGATCGGGTTGTCGCCAGACTCTGCCCTGGCTCGATCGTAGATTTGCTGCTTTGCTTGCTGGAACCACTCGTTGAGACCGCCTTCGCCATGGACCGCATCATTGATTACCTGGCCGCGCTGCTCGTTGTTCGTCAGGTTCGGACTTGCTCCGGTCGCGTCAATGCGTTGCTGAGCGTAGTTAGATAGCGCCTGCTGTTCGCGCGCGATCTGACCGCGCAAAGCGATCTGCTCCGGCGTATTGTCCGAGCTGCGCGACAATGTATGCTCGCTCCGCAGCGTGTCTTCATTGCCGGTCACGACCCCAGTGCGCACAGCATCGTTATCTGGGCCGAGGATTTCATTCGCAATCTTCGCGCGCACCGCCTGCTCGTCGGGCGAAACATCGCCAGCGTTCTTCGCAACCTTCACTTGCGGGAACGCCGAACTTCCGCCGCGCGCCGCTTCCTCGCCAGTTAGCTGGCCAGCGTAAGGGTTCTGATTGGCCTCCGCAGCACCCACCCCGCGCAGCGTTGCACCCTGCGTCGACGCATTGGGCGCTTGGGCTTCTGGTGCGGCCGGCTGTGGCGACGCCTGCGCGCCGATCGTCGGCTCGATGCGGTCGGCAACTGCGGCCGGCTTTACGGCGGACTGGACGGCACCGGCAAGCCTGTTCGCGCTGGCGGCAACACCGGCGCCTGCAGCACCACCCGCGAGCCCGCCGAGCAGCCCCGCACCCATCTGCACCAGCGGGCCAGCGCCGGCTGCCTGTGCGCCTTGGGATGCGGCACCTGCGCCCGCGCCGCCCGCGAGTTGCGCACCGGTATGTGCGGCCATCTGCGCGGCAATCGCCTGGGTCAGTGGATTGTCGGCAATCCTCGCAACTGCACCCGCGGCGCCGGCACCGATACCCGCGCCGGCCATCGAGCTCGCGCCAGCGTTCACGACGCGCTCCAACGTGTTTTGCGGTGCGGGCGTCACGGCGTCGACTCCCGCGCGAATCGCATCGCCAGGATTGTGAAGGTGCGCCCCGAACAGCGTGTTGATGGTCGCGTTCAAGGGCGCGCCAACCAGATCGACCGTGTCTGCAATGCCATGCCCTGCCGCACGCGCAGTCAGGCCAAGCTGACGACCAATCTCGCCGCCGGGCCACGATGCGGCCGGCGTCGGAGCCACCGGCTGACCGGCTGCCTTTGGCGAGTCTTTCGCGTCCTGCACCTGTTGCGCCATCTCGAGCAACGGATCTCGCGCGGGGCCGCTCACATGGACATTGAGACCGCCATCCGGATCCGTATCGCTGTCTGCCGGCCGCGCCGCCGAATTGGCAGAAGCGGCACCGGGTGCCGGGTTGATAGTCCCCGATCCCTGCACAGCCTGAGCCATATCGAGCAATGGATCGCCGGTCGATGCCGGCTGCGCCGACGCGGACGGGACCTGTGGTTTTGCTTGCGGCATGATCTGTTGCCCCATGGGCGAGATAACGGGTGCTCCGCTCATCTGCTGCGGACTGAGTTCAGCGGCATTAGCGGATCCTGAGAGTGCGGAAGCGATCGAGTCCCCGAACTTCCTCACCATTCCAACAGCGCCTGCCAATTTGTTCGCATAGCCAGAGTCTTCGGCATAGCCGCCTGCCTTCAGCGCTTTGCCATATGCAGACGCATCCGAACCCGCGCCAAGGGCTCCCTTGTAGTTATTGCTGATGAGGCTAGCGAAGTCATTGCCGAACGCCTGAGGCGACGCATACGCGCGATACTGGTCATTTGAACCGGTCTGGTTGTCGACCGCGGATACTCCCGGCCCTTTGATGTTGCCGAGGTTGTTGGTGCCAGGAATGACCGACTTACCCCATCCTGTCTCAAGCCCCCATTGACCGAGCAGCACATCCGGCGCGACACCGATCTTCTGGCTGACGCTCGCCGCTACGGGCGCGTACTGTTGAATGAATCCCTGAATGTCTGGCATCAGAAAGCCCCGAGTGCCTTCATGGCCTGATAGTCCTTCGTCCACTGGCCGAGTTTGCCGGCAGCCTTAAGCTTCTGCATGGCGGCCTGCTGCTCCAGCGGATCGCCCAGCGAGCGGATGTACGAGACGTCAGGATTGAATGCCTGATTCCACTTCGTTTCGAACTGCGGAAGCGTGCTCGTGTTGTTGCCGTTCTGGGCAAGAAAATTGGTCGTGGCCTGCTGGCGGTCCAGTACGGCCTGTTGGAGTCCTTTGACGTGCTGGATTGACTCGAGCAGCGCAGGCCCGTTCATGTTGTTCGGATCCGGCTGACCGGCCTTCGCCGCAGCGAGTCGCGAATCACTGCCAGAGAGACCTAGCGAGGACGCGGCCTGATCGGCAGCGCTGTTCAGGTAGTTGACCAGCAACTGATTGTTCTTTACCGCATCCGAGCCAGCCTGGATTCCGAAAGTGTTCAGGATGGCCGGGACGTTCAGCGCCGCGTTCGCGCCCTTGCCGGCGATCGTCGACTTTAGATTCTGCGCTGCAAGGTCATACGTCTGCATGAGCGGCTTCGCCTGGCTCGCAGCCTGTTGCAGATTGCCGTAGCGCGTTGCAGCGTCGCCCGCGATCTTGTCCGCGCCTAGCGGAGGGGCTGCGGAGAAGCCGCCGCCAGGTAATGCGCCGGGCGTCTGCCCTGGCTGACCGCCTGCGGCGAATTGCTCCTTCGTGATCATCGTCGGCTGGCCATTTTGGTTGACCGTGACAGGCGATGCTGCATCCGACGGTGAAAGACCGTTTTGAACCGTGTAACCGACCGCCCCGACGCCACCGAGCGCGAGCGGATTCTG